CCTGAAATTCTCCAACTTGAGACGACGACAGCGGTTGAATGGTTCCTACAGGAGATCGGGGCGGACTTTGCATCCTTCGTCGGCAAGATCTATTCGGAATTCGATGAGACTATTCACGTCAAGAATCTTACATTCAACTCCGAGTGGCCCAACTACATTGCATTTGATTGGGGATTTGTCAACCCACTCGCCGCTGTTGAATTCCAGATCGACCCATGGCAAAACATTCACATCTGGAGAGAACACTATCTTTCCTACACCGCTCTCCCTGAACACCTCCGAATCATGCGTGGTCGAGACCAGCCCGATGGGTACCACATCGATTGCACTTACGGTGATGCGGCGGATCCAGAAGCTGCAATGACAGTTTCGTCAGACTTTGCTCCATGCTTGGCAATGCCTGAGGCGAAGCAGAACTGGCGACAAGGAATCGATCTGGTTAAGAAGTTCTTGAAGCAGTATCAGATAGGGGAGATCGATGAGTACGGCACACCTAAGATGGCGCCGAAACTCTTCATTGACTTCTCATGTAGTAATACCATTCGAGAGTTTGGAGAGTACCGTGCCGTTGACAATCCCAAATCTACCCTTAGGGAATCTGGCGCTACCACAGCTGCCAACAAACAAGACGATCACGCCCTCGACGCTCTCCGATATGCTCTTGTTCATATCTTCGAACTTGGTGCGACGCACTCGCTCCGAGAAGTCATGAACGTGAACGAGACGCTTCAGTCTAATAACAACTCTGGTGTGCCTGCCGGTGGCCGGGGCTACTTCACTTCGAACATGGAGTTCTAATGAGACTATTCACAAAGAAGTCAAAGTTCGAAGAGGTCGGGGTCGAAGAGCTTCTTCGGAAGTATGGCGACCGTATGGAGGTGTTGACCAATGCTATTGTTGTATCTGATGAACCTGGCAAGGCGCTCGCTACTAATCCTGATGGCTCAGCATTGGGGTCAGTTCCGGACATGCGGGAGTTGGGCACCACAGGGAGAACTGCGTACGGTAGCGTCTTCAAGGAAGACTACAACCCGGAGATGCGCGGCATTCTCGGTTTGCAGACATACGATAGGATGCGTCGTAGTGATGGTCAAGTTCGTGGTACCATGCGACTTCTTAAGACGCCAATCCTCGGCGCTCGCTGGTACATGGAGCCGGCATCCACTTCTCAGCAAGATCGAGACATTGCCGAGTTTGTCTGGAATAACCTGACGAAGTGGATGTCGGTTAGCTGGCCTCAATTCCTCCAGGAGAGTCTGCTACATCTAGAGTTCGGGTGGTACGCATTCGAGAAGGTCTTTGACATTCGTCTTATCGATGACGAGCCTCGTATTGTATGGCGAAAGTTTGCTGCGCGTCACCCAATGGATTACGACTACTGGGAGTACGATCGACGTGGCGGTCCCAACGGGTGTTGGTTCTATGATGACGAGGCAGACTCAACGTTCATCCCAATGTCGAAGCTTCTTGTCTTTACCAATGAAAAGGAAGCCGGTAACATGGAGGGGTTCTCAATCCTCCGTTCAGCCTACAAGCACTGGTTCTACAAGGAGAATCTGTACAAGATTGATGCGATCCAGAAGGAACGTCACGGCATCGGTGTCCCTGTCATTAAGCTCCCACCCGGCTTTAAGGCTGAAGATAAGACTCTAGCCGACGAGATGGGTCGTAACCTTCGTACCAACGAGAAGGCGCATGTGGTGCTGCCTCCGAACTGGGACATCATCATGCTGAAGATGGAAGGTCAACATGTTGATGCATTGGCATCAGCAAATCACCATGATCTCCAGATCAGTCGAAACATTCTAGCTCAGTTCCTGAACGATCAGAGGTCTGACGGTTCTGCAATTGAGGCCTCAGGAGATATCTTTGTCAAGTCCACTAGGTTCATTGCTGACCAAGTTCGTGATGTGATGAACAAGTGGGCTATTCCAGAGTTGGTGAACTACAACTGGAACGTTGATGAGTATCCTGAACTTAAGGTCCGTAGAATCGGTGACACTGTTGATTGGCGCACAATCTCATTTGCACTTAGGAACCTAATTGGTGCTGGGATCGTTAGGCCTGACGAGAAGTTGGAAGATTGGATCCGTGACGAGATGGACCTACCTAAGGCTGATCCTTCTACGATGCGTGATGTGCTTGCGCCGCAAAATCCAGGTGGTGAGGGTAGTGGTACTCCGTCTCGTCAGAATGGTGGTGTAGGCCTAAGGCCGGCACCTCCTAGAGTAGGCATGCCTCGCCAGTCTCAGGCATCAAATATGGCTAAGAACCCTGGGAGTAATGGAAGAGTTGGCCGTGACGGCCGTAGAACGTGATACTATTATATCCGTGTTACTGGCCGGCAAGGAGCTGACCCAGTTATACTAACGATAGGAGGGTCAATGGGAACTAAGACACCCAACAAGCAAAGCTGGTTGGTCGATCTGTCTGGTCTCTCCCTGTTCGATGATGACTACTCCCCTGAGAAAGTCACCTGGTTGCAAGCCCTGCCCCTGGGCACGTATCAGCATCCAAGGTACGGAGAGCTTAAGATTACGCCGGAGAAGGTGGCGAACCTTGCGAAGTCCTTTAAAGATGGTGTTCGTGAGATCGACATTGACATCGACTATGATCATAAGCAACACACAGGCAAGGCTGCAGGATGGGTGAAGGATGCTGAAGTTCGAGGTGATGGACTTTGGCTGTCAGTTGCGTGGACACAAGATGCCTACGCTTCTTTGAAGAAGGGGGAGTACAAGTACTTCAGTACAGAGTTCGACGATGTTTGGACTCACCCCAAGACGAAGCAAAAGCACGTGGATGTTCTGTTCGGGGGAGCAATCACCAATCGCCCGTTCGTCAAGGATATCCTTCCGATCAACCTCTCGGAGGTACTAAGTAATGGAGGAGGCACAGTGAACGAGGAGTTGCTCAAGCTGCTCCGGAAGAAGTTCAAGCTGGCCGATGATGCAGACGAAGCGGCGGTCCTTGTGGCCGCGGCACTCGACGAGCAGACGTCAGTGGAAGACGACCTCGAGGATGATCTCGAAGATGACCTTGAGGACGATGAGGACGATGACGAGACTGAGTTGGGCGAGGATGAAGATCCCCGCATCAAGCAGCTCATGGATGACAACAAGGAACAGGCTAAGCGCCTGATGATCCTTGAGCATTCAGCGAAGCTTTCGGAGACGAAGCGTAAGCTGGCAGAAGTCAATGCTCCTGGTAGTAAGTATGCGATTCCGCCTAAGGTTCTTAAGGAGCTTGAGCCGGTCCTCGTTAAGCTTGACGACAAGGAGCAGGACGCGATCCTCAAGCAATTCCTGTCCATGCGTGAAGACGGTCTCGTCGAGTTGGGCGAGCGCGGTCGGAACGATCCTGACAGCCAGGCTGGTGACGAGTCAAAGCGTCTCTGGGACAAGGTTGAGCAGGCTCAGAAGGCCAATCCCAAGCTGTCGGAGATCGACGCTCTCATGCAGGTCGCGGAAGAGAATCCCGACATGTACGAGAAGTATCGCACGCAGTCCTACATGAAGCCGAAGGGAGAGTAGTATGCCCGGAGCAAACTTCGTCCTCGACAAGGGCTACCTGGCAGCCGTTGCAATCGGTAAGTTCCTTTGTGTCAAGGTTGGTGCAGGCGATGAGCTTTGCACAATCGTGACTGGCACAAACGATGCCGTTCTCGGCGTGAGCCAAGAAGCGGCAACTGCCCAGGATGCGCTCGACGGTCGAGTGATCGACATTCGACTCATGGGAATCACAATGTGTGTTGCCCAAGCGGCAATCGCGCGTGGTGCCAAGGTTCGAGCTCACTCGTCAGGTAAGGTAACTACATTGGCCGGCACAGCTGGCCTCGTGGAGAACATCGTTGGCATTGCACTGGAGACAGTGACAACTGACGGTGACTGGCTCCACGTTCTCCTGACGCCTGGCGTCATCACCAACACAGCCGCGAGCTAAGGAGCAGCGATGGCAGTCTACGACCCACGGGGTGGTGGCAATGTCCACATCGACGTTGCTCTTTCCCAAATCTCACTCGCCTACCCGAACAACGGCATGGTTGGGGACAACCTCTTCAATGTCGTCAACGTCAACAAGCAGTCGGACAAGTACTACGAGTTCGGCCGTGAAGGATGGTCAGTCCATCCTGGTGGTGACCTTCGAGCTCCTGGCACAGTTGCCAACGAGATCGAGGGCTTGCTCGTGTCGGTCAACCCGTACTTCGCTCAGGAGCATTCGCTCCAGATTCCGATCACGGACGAAGAGCGGGAGAACGCTGACAGCCCGTTGTCGCCTGACCGCGATGGTGTCGAGCTCGTAACGTCCAAGCTTCTCTTGGCACGCGAGATCGCCATCAAGGATATGGCTACAACCGCTGCGAACTACCCGGCAGCGCACACTGTTACCCTTGCTGGTGCGGCCCAGTGGAACTTTGCCAACTACGCTACCTCGAATCCTATTTCGGATATTCGAGCTGGCTTCCGGCAGATCCACTCGGTTCTGTTCTTCGAGCCCAACCTCGCCATCATTCCTTACCAGGTGATGACGCAGCTCGAAGACCATCCGGACTTCATTGAGCGGATCAAGTACTCGGAACGGGGTATCCTGACCTCCGAGATCATTGCATCCATTCTCGGTGTTCAGACGGTCATCGTTCCCGGCATGGGCTACAACAGTGCCAACCCTGGCCAGGCTCAGTCCCTTGGTTACCTGTGGGGCAAGGATGTTCTTCTCGCCTACGTGCCTCCGCGCGCAGGCCTTAAGATTCCTGCCTACGGGTACGAGTTCAACTGGGGCTACCGAGGAAACCGTCGTATGGTCACCGAGCGGTGGCGTGAAGAGCCTCGGAAGTCCGACCTAGTCCGAGTCAGCCGTCGGTACGACCTCAAGTTTATCGCCGTCGATTCAACTGGCGACTCGCTTGCGGGCTACCTCATCAAAGCCGCTGTAGCGTAAGGAGGACAGATGGCAGTCACCATCAAGTGGCCACACGTTACTCACCTTGTTCGGACTCTGTTGCTACCGAACAGTGTAGCACACCTCTCAGGTGTTGGAGCTCCGGTCAATGGAACTTCAGGTACAGGTGTAGGTGTTGCCGGACCTGGATCGCTCTACAGCGACGCAACTACGACAACCGCAAAGTTGTACATCAACACGAACACGATGGCATCGCCAACGTGGGTCGCTGTCGGAACTCAGACCTAGGAGGGGCGATGCCCACTGCAAA